TTCCGATAACGGTTGCACCGCCTGGCACACTAACGCCATAAATTGTTACGGTTATGTCATTAGCGGCCATCGGCGCTCGCTCTTCTTGACAGAATTGGCACGCTTCAGCAGAAGCTTTATTGCGGTGTAGGCATTTGAACCTCGTTCTAGGTCCTCGCTTCTGTACTGGGTGATACCTAGTGGCATCATCCTCCAGTGTAGGCGCGTCAACATCGAACAGCCAACTAATTAGCTGTTCGGCTCCCGCCGCTGCTATCTTACGCATTAAGTCTTCACCTTCTAGATCTGATGGTATTCCCAACAGAGCATTGGTTTTGTTCTTATCGCGTTGACCAAATACTGGAACCGTAATATTAGCATACGATCCAGAACTTGTCAGCGTCGTGGCACAGCATGGTCGGCCTCCATAGTAGGACAGTTGTTGGGGTCGAAGACCCTGAAATTCAATTTCATACTCAACAACCACGTAACCTCCTAGTCTATCGACTTCGGAAGTCTGGCATGGCGTGATAACTGAATACAACATCAATTGGTACACTTTACTGGGGTCCGTGGCTGCTAAACTGTTATCAGTTTCAAACCACTCTCCACCATTATACTTATACCAAGATGTCTCACCATTGGCTCCAATGCTGCACACAAAGGATTGCGGAAAACTGGCTACTTCCGGTACTGACCTGGGCTGTGAGGCTCCTAAGTCATAAGACTGGCCTACCGCTAAGGATAGGCCACCCGAAAGACCAGTTGGTGATACCGACAGAAATTTAAACTTAATTCTGTTGAATCGGTATCTTTGGAAGACGCTGGCAAAAGCTCCCAATTTTGGGAAGATGCCAGCATCCGCGCCTGGAGACAGGGGTACTGCTCCAGGTACGTTATAGTCTTGAGTGTACACCTCCGAAATTACTTCCGCGGCATTCACTTTCAGACCTTCATCACGCGTTCCCGACACTTTAAAATAGGTCGGAGACTGCATGGGATTCACCACTTGACGCGTGGTACGTCGCGGTGCCAAAGTTATTGCTTGACTCTCGCGACGCTTGCGTCGTCGCCTTGGGCGACGTTTTCGAACAACCATTTGTTTATTCATGATTATTCAGCCTGTGCTAAGTTGCAGGCAGGCTTGGATTTATTTCAGCCTCTCTATGTCAGTTACATACTTCCTTAGAACTTCCACTGTCTGGATATTCTTCGGAGTTCTCACCAACATACGAAGCTGGCAGTAGTTCTCTGCACTAGGATTATTGACGAATCGAAACAAAGTTTTCCCTAAATTTAGGTATTCTACTTCGCCGGAACTAAATTCCACACGGTGGGAGCAAAACTCGTAAGTATCTTGCACTTCGTGCATTTCCATTACTTTGCCTCGCTCTAAATACCACCGGGTCATTTCCTCTACGCTTTTAGGGCTGTCCTCGACACAATCGTCTCCCATTGTGCGAGGCGGCCTACCTGACAATTGGTAAGCCATTCCAGCCCTCATTTCACTATTTCCGGAGGACGTCATGTAGCATCCAGAATTAAATATTCCATCAAATTCCTGTTCTAACATAACGCCATTACTCAATACGAAAATAGCTTTCTTTCTCAACCGGATGTAGTTAATCATAGCTAACCGCATCCTTGGATCCACAAAATGGATGGCAAAATCACGAAAGGCTAATAGCCATTCGTAGTCTTCACCGTCCACAGAGAAGTCCCATCCTTTAGCATCACTATCTACTGGATTTTCCATACGCATTATGAAACGGGTTAACACTTCCCATTCATAGTCTGTGTCTCCTATTCCACTTTGCATTGGTAGGTCATGGTGATTACGTATACAAAAGTTTTGCCAATCGCTAAACATTATTCGTTCAACAATTTGATCAATTAGAGAGACACTATGTATCAATCTCCATCTTTTGGCTTTTCTTTTCTTATCACTGTGTGGTTCCTGTTTTACAAACAGGCGTACTGGGTCTACTAAACCTTTCCCAACAGCAGTGATCGCATCCATTCCTTCAACATTAGCATCCGCCAACAATTGAAGTCGGGTCTGTACTATATTGATTAAATTACGCATAGGCACATTCTTTAAGACTTGTGCATTATTACTATGTTGAAAGAAGAAAGGAAATCCAGGACTGGATTGCATCTTTATCTTCGATCTCAAATTCTTTTCAATTTCGTATTCGCATTGCGAAGACCCTATTCTAATTGGGTTAGGAATTTTAAAGATTCCAAGGCTTTCAAAGAAAGCCTTTGCGTCTCCTCTAATGTCG